CTATTTATATTCAGGAGATCTATACATGGCCGTACCGACCTTAACACCATCAAGTACATCAAGCAAAGTTATTCTTCCAATAACTGGGACTTCAGATAATGTAAATGCATCAACCAACCCATTACCATTTGGTGTGTATATGGGAATGCCCGATGAATATGAAGCGTTTTCCGCCGGCGCAGCAGATCAAGTAAGTTATGTTTATAAAAAATTAGGCGGCGATGTATTAGACGTTGAGCTTACGCAGTATAATGTATACGCTGCATATGAAGAAGCTGTCTTAGAATATTCATACTTGGTGAATATACATCAGGCGAAGAATTCATTAAATAATTTAATGGGCGCAACAACAGCTTCTTTTAATGCGGACGGCCAAATTGTGGAAGGGGATTCTTTAAGTGGCTCATATGTTGAATCATCACTCCCAAGATATACCTTTGATTACACGAGAAGGGTGGCAGAAGGCATATCTGCTGAAGCGGCAGTCGGCGGCAACCTTACATATTATACCGCGTCTTTTACACCGACAGATTCTGAACAAGACTATGATCTGCAGCAGATTGTCTCATCCAGCGTTAACGATGGAAGCCTAGTTTTGGACTCCGGAGATACGGTTGGCAATAATAAGATTACAGTAAGAAAGGTTTATTATAAAAGCCCGAGAGCTATGTGGAGATTTTTTGCTTATTATGGCGGCCTAAATGTTATTGGGAATATGTCAACGTATGGACAATATTCAGATGATTCAACCTTTGAAGTTATTCCAACTTGGCAGAATAAACTACAGGCAATAATGTATGAGGATTCAATTAATACAAGAATTTCACAATATTCATATGAAATTCAAAATAATAAATTAAGGCTTTATCCCGTGCCTTCAAACTACTCTATGCCTGAGAAATTTTATATCAGGTTTACGGTGAAAAGAGATTCATGGAAAGAATATGCCGACAAAAAGAATGGTGGTCAGGGTGTTAACAACATGAACTCCCTACCATTTGAAAACATTCGATATTCAAAAATTAATTCTATTGGCAAGCAGTGGATTAGGAGATTCGCTTTGGCTCTTAGCAAAGAAATGCTTGGTCAGATTCGTGGTAAATTAGGAGGAGTTGTTCCCATCCCGGGCGGCTCGATTACTTTAAACGCGTCTGATTTGTTGGGACAGGCGAAAACAGAACAAGATGCCTTGAGAACAGAACTGAAAACAATCCTAGATGAATTAACTTATGAAAAGTTGTTAACAAAGGACGCAAATATGACAAAAGCAGCGGCAGATGTTCTAAGTAAGGTGCCCGTTCCTGTCTTCGTTGGGTAAATAAATGGCAGATAATAAATGGAATAAATCAGACGCCCCACCCCCGCCTCTTTTTACGGGACAAAAAGAGGCTGATTTTGTTAAACAAATTAATGATGAAGTAATAGAGAGGGTCGTCGGCCAACAGATTCTTTATTTTCCTATCTCAAAAGAGCATACCAATTATCACCCACTTTATGGCGAAGCAATTGAAAAAACTTATTTGCCACCAATTAGAGTATATGCACAGGTTACTTGGGGGGGTTCGACTACTGAGTTTACAAAATACGGTGTTGACAGAAGAGTAAAAATAACAGTTAGTTTTCACAAAAGACGATTAACAGAGGATCAAGACTTGTATGTGAGGGTTGGTGACTTCGTAAAATTTGGTGATTTTGATTATGAAATAGCAGAATTGGCAGAACCAAAACTACTCTTTGGACAAACTGATAAGAGTTTTGAAATCTCTGCAACTTGTATTATGGCTAGAGAGGGGAAATTTAAACCATAATGTTAAGAACCATTAAAGAAAAATATCGGTATGATAATTATCGTTCTGCTCTTAAAAAGGCTGAAGATTTAAATTGCGTTGGAACTCATACGGTTGAAGGACATTTCTATCCCTGTAAAACCGCCGAGGATCTCTTTAAAACCTCTTATTCGGTGCAATACGATACTCTGGTACCCTCGACCTTTGAAACGGTGGATATGGCGTTTTTCCGGTGGGTTAACGATAGTGTAAATGCATTTGCGACTAGAAATGATGGTTGGAAAAAAGTTCCTGTTGTTTGGCTAACACAAGAAAGGGCTTTTCAAATAAAAGATGATCGTGAAATGCGAGAGTTGGGGACAGAATCTCTTAAATTCCCCCTTATCTCTGTTGAGCGAACAGGGGTTAAGTTTGCAGACATCGCCGATAGAATTATCCCTTCGCAGATTTTTATGGATAAAGATGGAACAGCGATGGTTCTTTCAAGAAAGGTTAAACAATCAAAAACGAAAAATTTTGCCAACGCAGACTCTTTAAGGCTTTATAAACAGAATAATTTTAAATTTAAAAATAAAAAAGTTGTATATGAATATTTGACTGTTCCGTTACCGATTTATCATAGTATGTCTTATAAAATATATTTAAGGGCAGAGTATCAACAACAAATGAATGAAATAATTGCACCATTCATTATGTATACAAACAATATTAATCAGGTTATGATTAGTAACAGCGGTCATACTTATGAGGCTTTTTATGATAGTGATTACGGTATTACAAATAATTTAAGTAACTTAGCAAGCAATGAAAAAGTTTATGAAGCCACAATTTCTATGAATGTATTGGGATATTTGATGGGCGCAGGCAATAACCAAGACGGCCCACAGGTGGCTCGTCATGAAAACTTTGTCGAAATTAAATTCCCCAGAGAGCATGTTATGTTGGGCGATATTAATGATTTTTCAGACGATGGGTTTAGACCATAGTATTTGCATTATTTAAAAACTATTTATTCTAGTATAGTTTAGGAGATTTTAGATGAGTTCTAGAAAGTTTAAGTTTATTTCACCCGGCGTTTTTCTAAACGAAATTGATAATTCTCAATTGCCAAACGAACCTAGGGACTTAGGACCATTGGTTATTGGTAGAGCGAAGAAGGGCCCAGCAATGAGGCCGGTTATTGTAGATTCGTTTGCAGAGTTTGTTCAGCTATACGGAGAGCCAGCCCCCGGTGGAAACAGCAATGATGTTTGGAGGAACGGCAACGAAACAACTCCGACATATGGGCCTTATGCTTCGCAAGCATGGCTAAAGAATTCATCGACGCTTACTTACGTTAGGCTTTTAGGGTCTAAACATTTAGACGCTTCCGATGACGGCGCCGCAGGGTGGAAACTAGGTGGCACCGTAACAGATTCATACAATATAGTCTCTGAGGCTAAGTTTAATAAAGGAGACGCGGCAACTGGTAGTGCTTACGGACTTTTTGTTATTCCGAACAGTTTAAGCGGTGCGGCTGGAACATCTCCTCGCTACGGCACCGGTTCGCTTGCTGCTGTTTGGTATGTTGAAAATGGGGCTATTAGTTTGGTCGGAACAGACCCGGGGGGCACCACAATTGCCTCAACGACCCCCGGAAAGGGCTTGTGTCGTTTTATCGGATCAGACGCGAATGGTGGCTTTACTGCTATAATTACTGGTTCATCCGCAAATAGTTATACAAATAAAACAGTTGGCTTTTCATTAAGTGAAACTAGTACTAAATATATTCGTGATGTCTTTAATACCAACCCAGCTTTGATAAACACCACTACGTCCACTTCGACACAGAGAGAAAGATATTGGTTGGGCGAAACTTTTACTAATCAGTTTGCACAATTAGAGGCGCGGGGTGATGTTTCTGGATCGGGCGATGTCGCGGTGGTCGCCGCAACTGCAACAATTATAGGAGCGGCAAGCTTAAACGGTACGGCCGGCACGTCTTTAAAATTGGTAAATACTGATGGATCAATTATAACATTTACCACGAACGCTACCAAGAATTTTGCCGACACGGTTACTGAAACAGAGTCGCCTTTCACCATTAACACCAAAGATATTGCTGCCGGCAGTGAGGTCAGGAAGGCTACGCAAGCCGCATGGATTTCTTGCAAGAGGGCCATCGACCAAGGCGTCCTGAACATGTCGATTAGCCCCACTACATTCGCCGGCACCGAAGAAGAGTTTACGCTAACTCAAACTACTGCTGGGTCTGCCGGCAATACAGCAATAACTTTGATAACCGGAATTACGGCCGATGGCGAAACTGCTTTCACTGACGGTGCAGGCGCTCTCGACGCCACCTATTTGGGCGTTATTTTGCCACTAGTATCTGGTTCAGGCGTTAGCCCAATTGCTCACGGCGCTAGACAACTACCCTTTGAAGATGGCTCAACCAGATATAATCCAGCAACCGGCTGGGTGTTTGCTCAAGACGTTGGAGGCGAGGCCTCTAAGGCTTCATATCTTTATGGTAACATGGTAAAGTTGTTTCGATTTCATGGCTTGGATCATGGAGAATGGGTACAAAACAATCTTAAAATTTCCATTACGAACATTAAATACTCAAAAGATAAATTTAACAAATATGGCACTTTTGACGTTTTAGTTAGGCGATCTAGTGACACAGATCAGGTGCCTCTTGTTTTAGAGAGATTTAGTAATTGTAATTTAGATCAAAATTCATTAGACTTTGTAGCTAGAAAAATTGGTGATCACTATGCTCAGTTTGACTCAACTAAAAGAAGGCTTGAAACCAGAGGGGATTATGCAAATAATTCAAAATATATTAGAGTTGAAATGTATTCTGACAACCCCGTAAATGAGGAATTGCTTCCGTTTGGTGTTTATGGGCCATTAAAGTATAAAGATATTTTAATCACCCCAACAAACAATTCGGCAGAAACAACCTTTACCAACGGAGCCTTTGCCCTCGGTGCTCGTCA